GAAGATGCTACTGATGTAAGTCTAGCCGACTCAATAAGTGATTACTTCAAGGATATGTCATACTCAATGGCTGTCCTAGAGAAATGGACTGATAAGGCTATAGACCGAATGAGTGAAGCTTATCTGGATCTAATTGCCTATGAGCTGAATGTGACATGGTATCTATATGATGCAGATATAGCACAGAAGCGCGAAATTATTAAACACGCAAGGCGAATACATTGGAAATTAGGCACTGTATGGGCTATTGAGCAAGTGTTAGCTATATATTTCACTTCCGCAAGTGTAACAGAATGGTTTGAATATGGCGGAACGCCCGGACATTTCAAGATATCAACGCAGTATCCGGAGCTCTATGTAAATGATGCTAATTTCATCAAGGTGCTTAACAGCGTTAAGAAGTATTCCCAGATACTAGATGAGGTTAGCTTATCGAATGAAGTTAAGCATACAGCCTATGCTGTAGCATGTACGACATCGACATTAAGGAACGCTATCACTGATGTATTCAGCATTAATGAAGTTATAAATCAAGATGTATACGGAAGTATAGGACAAGGCGGAGGCTTTGCCGTAGTGACTATATCTTAAGGAGGAAAAACGTATGGCAGAATTTGGTAGTGCAGTCATAACCGATGCCGGAGCGGCGCTCTTAGCACAAGTTATGGCAGGCAGTAAGAAGTTAGAATTTACGGCCTTAACTGTAGGAGATGGTTCTTACACGGCTGAAGAAAAGACACAGACGGCGCTTCAGGCTATGACGGCCATGAAGAACCAAAGATTGTCTTTCCCATTTAACAGTGTAGCACCTTATAGTGATACTACAGTTAAGTTGAAAGCGGTGATTACCAACGTAACAGTAACAAGCGGATTTTATATCAATGAGGTAGGTATCTGGGCGAAAGATGCATCGGATGCTCTCGCGGATCCGATTCTATATTCTATTGTTGTTGCTAACACACCTGACTACTTACCTGCTTACAATGGTTCGACACCTTCGACTATTGAGCAGGATTGGTATACGACATTAAGTAACGACGCATCGGCTAGCATTATAGTAGATGAATCCGCTTATACCTTACTGTCGGACTTTGAAGAGTTTAAGAATGAGACAGCTAAGTGGGAATTTGAGCACGTTTATAATCTATGCAACAAGACTACGGTAATAGATTTTGATGCGATAGGTAACAGAGAAATCACGGAGACGGATACAGATAACTCTATTACAGCTGTTACAACATTCGTTGATACATCGCCAACGACTAAGACTATAACAACGGTCGTTACGCCGGAAGACGATGACTATTATTATACCAAGACAACGGTTATAACTGAGACGGCAAGCGGTAAGACCATATCAGAGTCTTACACGAAGAATTTACAGGAATAAGAAGGAGGTAAGAAATGAGCGATTTTGTGGCAGCACAGTACGCTGTGGATGAGATATCTAAAATACTTAACGAAGAAAATGTATATGGCTTTGTTGAGCATATGGACGTGTTAGATCCGGATGAGAGGATTGACTATATCGGTCTTAATAAGGCATATAGCCCTATAACTATTACTATGGGTGGTGGCTTTTCTCTCGGAGATTGGTCTGAGTTCCCGGTTCTTAAGAATAACAAGCCTTATATGGTTAAGAGCGACGGTTATGTTGACTATGAGCTGTCCTCTACGGATTATACTAAAAAGGTTGACGGAGAGACCGCTTCAGATGTAGCCAATACATCATATGACGGTGGTGCTTTCTCTTGGCTTCAGAAGATATATAAGAAAGAGTATATCGTAGGAAGTGATAGATATGTTAAGTTTTCTCTTACTCCAAGAGATGGCTTCGAGCCAGTAGGCTTTATTGACTCTGATGATAATGAGCTTGAAGGCGTATGGCTCCCTATGTTCTACGGTTCAATCGTTAATGACAAAATGATGTCTGTATCAGGTACTCAACCTGTATATGGTAAGACAACGGCACAGGAGAAGGCCGCTATTGATGCATTCTCGTCAAGAGCTAAATTCCTTGGCGGTGCTATTATCAACACTATTCATGACCTCCTTATTCTGTGGGGCAAGACCTCAGATATCCAGAATAAGTATGGTTATGGTAATTGCTACGGATATGACGCGTCGCTGTCTCCTACTTATGGTGTACTTGCCAATGCGGTTGTTGGTGGCGGTCAGTTTTATGGAACTGGAAGTGACGATAAGAAGCATCTTAACAAGATACTTCATTCTGTCGTACTTGGCTCATGGCAGCAGTGGCAGAGAGATCCATATACTCAGAGTGTTAACGGAAGGGTATACGTGTCTCCTAACTATAAATACGATATAACTACACCGGCAACAACATATAAAGACACAGGTATTCAATTAGCTGCAGCAAGTGCTAACTATCCGCATAAGTACGCTGTTGTTGAAAAGTTTGGAACGATACCTGTTCCGCCTTATGGAGGAACATCATCAACAGGTGGATGCGATGGTCTTTGGGTCAACGCCACGATAACGGCGGTGGCCAGTCGGTTCGGCGCTTGCAACGGTGACCTCATTGATGGCGTCGGCGCGCTGTCTTTGAACTATGTCTCGACGACTGCGTACTGGAACGTCGGCGCGTCCGTTCTTCTGCTACCACCTGTCGGCGCATCTCCAGATGCGGCGTAGGGGGTGTGGGGGCATTCCCCCACAATAAATTTTTGTAACTATGTAAACTAGGGGATGAAGCTACGACTGTACGGCGGCGTCCGTTCGGTACGGCGGTGGCCATTCGGTTCGGCAATTGCAACAATGACCTCATTGATGGCGTCGGCGCGCTGAATTTGAACAATGTCTCGACGAATGCGAACTGGAACATCGGCGCGTCCTAATTCTATCCAAGACAATATTAACCCAATGTAGACTTCATTCAATTACACCTCTGGGCGTTGAAACACGTCTTATCCGCCATTTATTGGTTAGGGGAGTGGTAATTATTCCGATACAGGGCGCACGGTAAAGCGGTCGCACCTGCCTGTGCGTAGGAGATAGAAGAAAAAACTATCTTATATTTATAGAACTATGAACTACTTTGAAACTAAAGGCAAGAAACAATATAAATATCTGTATTCTAAGATGCTAGACAAGGATCTTATTAGACTAGCATACAAAAAGTTACGAAAAGGAAAAACAACAAGAAGAGAAATAATATATATCGACGAACATCTAGATGAAGAAGTCGATATGATGTATCTAATGATACTAAACACAAAACCGGAAGGCGTAGAAGTTCCTAATCCGGAGCTTGCTTATAAGCCGAGAAAGAGAACGCCAAGGATTATCTATGAGCATGGTAAGGAAAGAAAGATATACATGCCGGAAATCCATGAGCAATGGCTTCATCACATAATTATTTTGGTGTTAGAGCCAATAATTACTCGGACATCATATCCGTATTCCTGCGGTAGTTTTCCGAAACGTGGCGCGCATATGGCTAAAAGAAGGTTGGAGCGTTGGATTAGACATGGTAAAGGTATAAGAAACTTTACTAAAGCTGATATTAGACATTTCTATGACAGCATAAGACTTCCTATCTTGATGAGGGAGCTTCGCATTCGAATTAAGGATGAATGGTTTTTATACATAATCGAGCTATGCCTGAAGGGATTCAAGAAAGGTATTCCGCTTGGATTTTATATAAGCCAATGGCTTGCTAATTACTTGTTAGAGCCTCTCGATTGGTTTATGTATGAAAAGTTAGGTTTCCATATATACATAAGATATATGGATGACATTACCTTTATGGCCGACAATAAGAAGCGGCTACATGAAGCACTAATAGAGATTAAGAAGTTCATCGGAAGACGATTCCGGTTGAAACTAAAGAACAATTGGCAAGTTGCAAAATTTGTATATCACAAGAGTAAACGGACTATTGGCCGTTGTATCGATTTTATGGGATTCGCTTTCGGTAGAGGTATAACTACTATCAGAAAAGGGATCCTTATTCATGCAACGAGACTTGCCAAAAGAATAAAGAGACGAAGAGAAGAGAATAAACTTGTATATTCAAAACATATGTGTGCGATCATCTCTTATATGGGATGGTTCAAATGCACAGATACTTATGACTGTTATCTATGTGAGATTAAGCCCTATGTAAACATAGGCTCGATGAAGAAGATTATATCAAGGAGGACAAAGAATGAAAGCATGGAAAGAAGAACGCTCTGCAGAGCGGCCTAGTGAACTTCAATTGATATCGCCGGAAACTTATATCCAGAGGCGCAACATTGAAGAAGAGCATCACGAAGCTACCGAGGATATGGAAGCATATACAGATTATGTCTGCGAAAGCAGGATCATCACTGTATCAGAATATGAGATGCTTAAGAGCATTGAAGAGATAGACTCGTCTGAAGCAATAGACGCATATACAGAAGAGTTGATAGAGGAAGGGGTGCTGTAGAATGAGGACATTGGTTGAGAGTCTAAAAAGACTCTATAAAAAGGGTAAAGTAACAAAAAAGAAGCTCCAAGAGATGGTTGATGCCGGCACTATTACTCAGGATGAATATAACTACATTATAGGTTAGATATGGATAAAGACTTATATGATATGACAATCCCGGAGCTTCTCGAACTAATCTTAGAGATAGTGCAAGTGATAGAGTTAAAAGCGATGGAAAAGGCAGGTGAATAATTATGAGTAAGTTAACTAATAAGAGCTGGTGGCTCAAGGTTGCAGAGCGTAGTATCAAGACGTTTTTCCAGACTTTCGTTGCAGTAATAGGAACTGCATTCGTTATAAGCGATGTGGACTGGATCCAGGTATTATCTGCATCGGCATTAGCAGCGATACTCTCTGTTGCTACCAGCATAGCAACAATTCCGGATCCGGAATCTACTAACAACGAAGATTAAAATGAAATAAGGAATATATATTTTACCCTATATTTCAGAAAAACAGTGATTTATTAGAATTAGGAGGCGATTATATGAGATTTAATGTGCATGCAGGTCACAATGCAGACGGACACATCGGCTGTGGTGCCGGTGGAGTCTTCACAGAGTCAACTGCGGCAAGGCAGGTAAAAGATGTCGTTATAAGACTCTTAAGAGAAAATGGTCATGAAGTATTCGATTGTACTGTCGATGATGCGCCAAGCGTAAATGATAACTTGTATCAGATAGTGGCAAAGTGTAACGCTAACGCTGTTGATCTTGATATATCAATTCATTTCAACGCATCAGATGGAAATGGTCACGGAACAGAAGTGTTGGTGTATAGTTCTGCTTCAGCTTCTAACGATGCAGCTCAGAATATTGTTAATTCTATTGCAGGGCTTGGCTTTGCTAATAGAGGCGTAAAGGTTAGGGATGGTCTTTATGTCTTAAAAAAGACCAAGTCTCCGGCTCTCTTAATCGAGTGTTGCTTCTGCGATAACTGGGATGATGCTAATCTCTATAACCCCGACTCAATGGGAGCTGCTATTGTTAATGGTATATTAGGCTCTAATATTCAGACTGACTATACAACTCCTGCAGAAATTCAACCCATCGTGGAGAATCAGCCGGAACAGAATATTGATTGGAATTTCCTCGCTCAATTCAGATCAGAATGTATAAGAAAAGGCCAGATTGAAGCAAACGCTTTCGTTGGCCATAGCAAAATCAAAGTTGATGGCAAACTCGGCCCGGAAACCGAAGCCATGAGAATTGCTGTTTTGCAACACGCAATGAATCTTGATTACTGTGGAGACAATGCTTATGTTAGAAATTGCTTCAGTGAGAGACTTGCGGAGGATAAAGATTTTGGTGAAAAGTCTGACGCCGCACTTGACAACCACTATATTGAGTACGGTGAAACACAGTTCATGATCACAGCAATGGAAATCATTGCTTACATGAACGGATGCTTTCCGAATGGTATTGAGAGACCCGGTACTTATGGCGATGGCATGAAGGCTTGCTACAACAATCAAGATAGAATCAACGCTAACGAGATTAAATTCTGCGTAGGCGTACAATAATTAAGTTTTGTACTTTGAAATAAGGCGGTGCAGATCATGGATAGAGTATGGGTAGTAAGCTATTATGACAAAGGTGATCCAGAAGCTACTGTCACAGTATTCAGTGACAAGAGAGCAGCTGCAGATTACTATACGCATATACTTAATAAGCACATGAACTTATCACTGGACGAATGCCCGGTATACAATACTTTTGTGAAGGAGTCATATGAATAATGATTACAACAGAGATACTGGTACTGGGCCTCGGCTTGGTGCTAACAATCCTTAATATCGTCGAAAGGATTATCTTATTCAAAGATAAGCTAAATAAGCCACATCTTCAACACGAGACCAGAATAAGTACTCTAGAGGTGGAAGTTAGGGACCTGAGAAATCAGCTGACAGATGATAGCGAAAGAATAAAAGACTTGGAGGAAGGCACTAAGGTGCTAATGAAGTCAATAGGAGCGTTGTTGTCGCATGGTATCGACGGTAATAATACAGAAGAAATGGTGGAAGCCAAGAGCGACCTGAACGAATATCTGTATGACAGACATTAGATATTAGCCTTATCACTATAGCCATGCGTGGTGGTAGGGTTAATAATATAAGCCGGCCTAGGATATTTTCCTAGACCGGCTCTTTTTTATTTACACATCTAAAATTCTGTGATACAATAGCGCACAAAGGGAGGGGTTTTAGGGGAACTAAGCCTCTCTTATTTTTTATGTTCTCACTATCCTACAATAGTAGTATAATATATACAAAAGACCACAGGGGAAATTGTGCAAGGTGGCAAAGATGCACGAATTTGTTGAAAAGGCTTTACATTATACTACAATAGTAGTATATTAGAATCAAGAAGAGGGAACAACAAAGGAGGACAAAGATATGAAGATTAAGGATTTAAGTTTTGAGAAAACTCAGAGTTATGACCCTTACAATGAAAGGGCAAAGGCTAACGGAATGGTTACCGAGTGGGTTGCTCGCAACGAGTGGGGAAATGCAATAGCATTCGGATATACTAAAGCAGAATGTATGAAAGATGCAAGGAGACAATGCAGATAAGAGGAAGGGCAACAAAGCCCTTCCAGAACAGGAGGGAAGAATATGAAGTATGAAGTAATTTGGGTAGCAGGCAGAAGAGACGGAGAGACATTGGCAACATTTGATGATGTAGCAGATGCAATCAATTTTGCATCGGACTTTAGCGAGGAACACGAGAACGAGTTTGACGAGTTCAATGGTGGTGGTGTTGCAATTATTGACGAGAACGGAAAAGACGTAGAATGGTAA